CACTAGTGCCGCGGCTGATTCGACCCCGGAAGTACACCTGTCTATCTATACCTCGAGTCCTTCGCTAAGGGACCTCGTAATCGCTAACGCGAAAAGAGGACTGGACGGAACCAATCTGTGGAAGGGTAGTGATATTCTCCCACAGGGCGGTTCTTGCGGTTTCCCCTGGCCAGTGCGGTCTGCGACCAGTACACTTGGTGTAAAACTGCTTGTGAAAGCGAGCTAACACGGAAAGATACTGGAAATGCATAGGCACCCAGCCGAGGGATAGGCAGAAGAAACCGGGTTGAAGCCGTCCAAGGCCCCAGGGCGAAGCTGTAGTCCTTTAATGGACGCATACTTCACGCGTAACAAGAACCTGGATTTGTCACCTAGGCGATCGGTTACGTCCCGGACTAATAGCAGTAACTGCTGCTAGCCGGGCAGGGACCCTTCCTACGCGATTGGAAGCAACGGTAGGCCTTTGACGGGTTAGCAACCTAACTCAAAGGAGAGTAGGTTAAAGAACCCTGTCCGACTCCACAACCACTATAATTTCTGCTTTCGCATTTATTAATGTAGTTGCTTCGTGGATCAAAGGCTGGCTACGATGGGGTGCCACGGTGTATAAGTACTTAGTACTCATCCGGGAGTCAAACTGGCTCGCGGATGCCCGCCTGCGTAAGGTAGGGGGTGTATTCCAACGGATAAACAAACTCTCCCCATTTCATAAAGATATGAGATGGATAGAGAAGTTTGAGCTCCGCCGTGTTGTAGCCCTCCTAGTACGACTACTTGGTTTCAAACAGGGTCCGTGGATGGTTCTCGCTCAGCGATTACATCGATTATGGCAGCTTTCAGGAACGAAGTTCCTTATTGCGTACATAAAAGAGTGTCGCCTTGCGATTATCGCACGGGCGAATTCAAGCTTGTATATTCCTAATCCGAATGTCCGAGTACGGATCCGTCCGTCGGGATGGCCGTCGATCGTGCCTGCTGGGCTCCGGGTGAGCGATTGCTCTACCGGTGCTAACAGGGCCACTTTTCGAGGTCTCCATACGGTCTTCAACCTATACAGGGTCATGGATTTTAAGGGCGCTATACCTGACTTCTCCAGCATTACTAATCGTTTTACTGGGGTGTCAGAGGTACTGTTCCCTAAGGAAGTTTCGCACGTGTTAGGGTTACTACCCCACGTGAAGTTCCCGAAAGGGGTAACTTCTCCGTGGGTGAATACCTCCGCAGGTCCGAATCATCCTTGGTCTACTTGGTCGAGTGGTAAAGATGCCCTCGCGTGAGCATTAGCACCCCACATGTATGTGGCGTACTTTGTTTACGCGTTGGCAACTAGCCAGGTTATCCTAGCCGTTTGGCTCGGAATCTTGACTACTTTGCTCCTTCCTATCGCTATCGGGCTTCGTTTCCGAAAAGTGCAATTGCACCTTGGTCGTTTAGCCGTTCTTGCGAAGGATGGTGGGGGAAAACGTCGGATCGTAGGCGTGGTGGACTTTTGGTCCCAGTGGTTATTGAAATCACTGCACAACTACGTGTTCGATATTCTCCGCCGGATCCCGCAGGACGGTACATTTGATCAATTAGGACCTTTACAGTTCCTAATTGACTTTGCACGCCTAGGGCACCCTGCTTATAGTTTCGACTTGAGCAATGCCACTGACCGACTTCCTGTAAAATTACAGGAACAAGTGTTATCAGGGATAATAGGGGCTGCAGCAGCGTGGGCGTGGCGCGTCTTATTGACGCACCGCGTTTATCACCATGCTAAAGCTGGGGAGCTTAGATATTCTGTAGGGCAACCTATAGGGTGTTTATCTTCTTGGGCTATACTGGCTTTAACTCACCATGTTATCGTCCAGGTAGCCGCCTACAGAACTGGTTATACAGGGTGGTACCCTTTCTATGCTCTTCTCGGGGATGACATTGTCATTCTCGGGACTCGCGTGGCAGAGGAGTACCTGTCGATCATACGATACCTGGGTGTCCCAATCAACATGATGAAATCAATTTCATCAGAGAAAGGGCTCCTGGAGTTCGCTAAACGTGTAGTATCAGCCCACCATGGGGATTTGAGTCCTATTTCCGGACGGAATTTACTCCGGACGGTTAGAAGTCCAAACCTAGTGGCGGACCTTCTGGTACATGTAATAGACCTTGGTTTCCTTCCTTTTCCGAATCAGGTTCGAGAGATTCTCCAACGACTCAAACCGCAACTGAGTAAAACTCTTATGCGGGATGAATTGTTGGTGATTGCCAGAGCCTATGTTCTGCGCCGATATCAAGGGGTGAGTCGTCTTCCGTCCGCCAATTGGCAAGATGAATGGTTTCTTTCACTCCTCGGCCTGTCAGTACCTGTGACTAGTTTGGTAACTAGCCTGCAGGTGCTCCTCCGGATTAATTCCATTGGAGCATTTGAAGCAGATTGCCGGCGCGCCGTCATTCAGTTTGATCACTTCATCAAAAATTGGTGAAGAATCCCACTGTTTGAAGGGACTCTTGGAGGGATTCTCTCAATCCCTTTAATTGTCGCGTCACCCGCTTTTTGGTCCTACTTTCTGACTTTCTTGTCTTCCCTCTCTCGTCTTGACGAGATTGGTAAGCCCATCTATTGGGATATGTTAGCTGGCTGTATCGGGATTTCTTGGAAAGGGATATTTGGTTCAGTTCTCCTCGAGTTAGATTTTAACTACGGCGAGTCTGAATTAGATAGCTCCCTTTCCAATCCGGTAGCCATTCCGGAAATGGTGGTCAAGCAAGTTCGCCGTCCGTCCTTAAGCGATATGCTCGTGTTGGTGACCGATCTTCGCTCGTTTGTTCGAGCTAAGGTGGGTTCACCGCCACGGAAGCTCCGCCTACGGACTCACATTGAAGCCTTGCCTGCACCAAAAGCGGACTAACAACCCGCTGATGGTTGCCAAGGAGGTCGTTGGGTTCAAATCCCAGCCGACCGTCAGGGTGCAGTGACCAATAGTCGTGCGACGTTTCCATACGTTTGAATATGGAACATCTGG